GTTTATTCATACTTCCATAAGCTACATCTTTAACTCTAGCCCCAATATTGCCAACAGTTTCAGCCATGCCACGCCTTCTGAGAAGGTTAGGAAGGTTTACTTCTTGAAGCATATTGTTGTAAGCAAGGTTTTGCATAGTATTAGAACCTACGCCACGACCAGCTTCGTTAGCAAAATCAACACGCAACATATCGTCTTTAATAGCTTGTAACCTAGTAAATTGGCGTTCTGATAAAATATTTTCCTTTTTAGCTTTTTCTAATTGATTAGAAAAGGTATTAAGTAAAATAGCCGAATCTTTGTTTCTAGTGGATTTGTCAGCAATATTAGAAATAGTTTCAAGTTGATCTACAGGCTTAGACAATCTAGCGTATGTTATACGGGCTTGTTTGTATTCAGGGCTAACAGTTTCAATAAACCCCAATAATCTATCTTTTGCTGCTTTAAGTCCGTCTAGTTCAGGACTTGAAAAACCAGCATTATCTCTTTGAAGCTTTGCTTTTACTGCATTAATTTCTTGATCTAATGCAATTTTGGTTTCATGTAAACCCTGTAATGAACCTTTAGGATCGCCAATATCATAATTTTTATTTAAAGCATTTTCTTGGGCTTGTGCCATTGCTCTTTTAATAGCGGGGGCTTTAACCAAAGAACCAACTTGTTTTTGCATTTCAGGAGTTAATTTAGAAAAATCCATTGCTACATTTAAAGCAGGGGTATATAGCTCATCACCTAATTGCGCTCTTAAACTTTCATATTTGGCAATTCTTGTAGGTGATGCAATATTTTCTAAAGCATTAGTTCTAGCTGTAACATTTTGCGCCTGTCTTTGAGCCAAAGCATTTGTAGCTTCAGGAGATGCGTTTAATGCGGCTCTTTGCATTGCTGCAAGGCTTTCCACATTAGCAGCTTCACCAACAGTAGGCTTTGATCCCTTAACTAATTCAGGAGCATTTCTAAGATTGGCGATTGCTTTTTCTGCATCGTTACCTGAAAACTGGCGTAAAGCACGACCAATAATAAGGTTTCTGCCAGCTTGATTAAACGGCTCTAAGGCGGCTTTACCAGCACCGTATACCGTATTAGCAACTTTTCCCAATAAGGGCGTAGGCGCACCAATAGCAGCCCCTGTGCCAGCATTAAACATTTGCTGTCTTAATAAGTCTAAATCTTTTTTGCCAGTTTCTTCAGGTGTCAATACACCTTGCGTTGCACCAATTCCAGCCGCTTGTGCATAAGGACTAAGCTTTTGAAAGCTAGGCAACATTCCAATACCTTTAGACGCGGCAAGAGCAGGAGCAACAGCACCAGCTACACGACCTGTACCGTACCATACTGGGTTTTCTTGGGCATAAACATCGGCTTGTTCGCCTAACCGTTTAGCCAATTCGCTAGTCCCTAAATTACCGCCTGTAACAACTTGTGCAGCAGCAACAGCAGGATCAATAACCGACTTAGTAGCACCAGCTAATGCTGATTCCAATGGGCGCGGTTCGGGCAATACATTTGTACGATCAACCATTTGCGGTCTACCTACAGCAGCACCGCCACCAGTTTGCCCAAATTGTGCAGGCGCAGCAGATACTTCTACGCTACCTTTAGGTTGATATAACCTTTGCGCTTGTGCAATAACATCTGCTTGAGAAGCATTATCAGGGCCTTCTAAAGTAATTGTTTGTCCATCAGGGGCTTGTACTGTGTATTGAGCCATAGTTTTATTTTGTAGGTGTTACGCTAAGAATATTCCAGCCATTACCAGCTTGAGGAACGCCTAATTGTTGCCCAACATTAACAGGCTGTTTAGGCAGTTTAGGTGGTGTAGTCTGAATATTCATACCAGCATAAGGGTCATAGATAATATTAGCAGGATCAATTCTGTAATTTTTTGAAATATCTTGATAATATTTCTTTTGACCTTCAAATTGTTCTTTTTGGCTTGTAATTAAATCACCAGCAGCTTGGTTAAACTGAGTTCTTTGGGTAGGTGAAAGTCTTTGACCACTCATTACCTTGTTGTATTGCGCTCTTACTGTGTCAGGAACGCCCCTTGCATTTTCAGCAGAAGCGTATTCGCCTTCGCGAACAGTAGAACTAGGATCAAGAATCTTCATGAAACCAAATATTTTAGACATATCACCAGCAGCCGTATCAGGCGCAGCTTCAATCTTGCGATAGGCAGAAGCAATTTGAATATGTGGCGTAGCTTGATTTAAGAACGAACTACGCAATTGTGATTCAGCAGGGTTTACTTTTTCTTCACCAGTCAAAGGGGCAGAATAGATAACTTTACCGCCTGAAGTTACTAAATGACCTTTTACAGAATGTAATTTTTCACCACCTGAAGCAACTTGACGAACTGTGCCATCGGGCATAGTCATATAGCGTTTTGCACCTTCGGCTAGGTCAAACTCTTGCGGCATCATCTTTTTAAGTCCAGCCTCACGCAATTGTGGAACATAAGACTTAGATGCAAACTGGTAAGCAGCATTAGGATCGGTTTTAAGCAACTCACCAAATTTAGTAATGTCTTGTTCTTGCTGACCACGCAGTTTTTGCGCTAAATCTAGCTGGGCTTTATCGGCAGCTTCGGAAGTTTTCATTCCAACATATTGATTGGCCAAATTGCTTAAATATTGCAAAGGGCTAGATTTAACATATTGTCCTGAAACCATTTGACCTTGTGGCTGTTGTGCGCCTTGAGCAAATAGCATTTCTGCCAGCTTTTGCTGACGAGCAATTCCTGATTGCGCTGCTAATTCTTCGGGATTTGTATAATCTGCCATGTTTTTTCCTTATGCCGCTGCCGCTGCTGCTGGGGCTACTTCTGCGGCAGTTTCACCTGCTCCTGCAAGCGCTCCGCTACCACTAAATAATCCACCAAACCAATCACCAAGTCCTGCAAACCAATCTCCAGCACCACCTAAACTATCGCCAATGCCACCCAAACTAAAATCGCCTGCGCCACTAAATGAACCACCGCTATCAAGACCTAAATTTCCAAGATAATCATTCATAGCAAAATCACCAAAATCGTAACCTTGACCACCACCATTAGCTAACCATTCATCAATGCCTGTATATTGACTAGGTTCGTAAGGTTGGCTGTAATCATATACAGGTGCGCCAGTTGAATTGCTAGATTGTGATGCAGGATTGCTTTTTAACATTTTAGCTAAAAGCATTGGATTAATGCCACCCATACCACCACCTTGCGTACTTGGATTCATTTGCGATGTACGCAACAATAACGCTTGATGTAAAGCATCTTGACTACGGGTATCTTGCATCCCGCTACCAATACCTGATAAATCAGTCATGTAAGGGTATTGATTCATCAAACTAATCCACCGCCAGCAAATATGGAAGCACCTGATCCAGCATCAGGAGCAGCACCACCAAATAAACTGCTTAATCCACTAAAAGTCCCAGTTGGGGACATCAAAGCTGCTCCACCAAGCCCAAATAAACCGCTAGTAATGTTTTGGTTTCTTGCTTGTCCTGCGTTGTATTGACCCATTTGAGCGTTATACCCGCCAATGCCTGCACTTAAAGCGTCAGCACCAGCAGTCGTTTGCTGTGCAGCTGGATTAATGTAATTAGGAGTTCCCAATGCTTTTAATTGACTTCCAATAGTTAATGGAAGTTGATAATTACCAAGATTTTGACCATATTGTTGCTGATTGGCTTGTAATCCAGTTTGCATACCACCAACAATTGCGCTTGTGCGTTGATCGTTTTGTCCAGCCTGAAATTGTCTTGCTGCATTTTGATACGCTTCAGAACCTACAGGTATACCTTGATTAGCCATTTGTGCATCAAACTGCTTTTGTTGCATAGCCTGTTGTGGCTGAAGTCTACGCATAATAGCGTCAGAATATGTTTCATTTGGGTTAATGCCGTAAGACGGTAAATTACCGCCGTTAAACTGCGTTCCGTATTGATTTGCTATCTGCCCTATGTTGGCATTGATCGCGCTTCCTAAAGGCTCTGTGGGCGTTTGGGTGGCACTATAAATTGGGTTGCCTTGCGAATCTGTACCAGCTTCAGCATAGTTCAATGAACCATAAGGCGTGTATTGATTTACACGATTGGCTGCCATTGCCGTTTGTGCAGCTTTAAGGTTATTAGCCGCAGTTGTATTGGCTAATGACTGATAATCAGGAACTGCTGGTGGACTAGAAGGGCCACCGCCACCAAATATTGTATCAACTATGCCGCCCATTGCTTTCTCCTTGTTGTAACCATTTGCATTGATTACGCTTCATTGCGACGACTATAAGATCACCATTAGGATGACCATACGGTATGTCTGCTACCTGCTCAAAGCCAAGTTTTCGGCACAAATTCAAGGACTTAACATTATCCTTGCATATTGGTGCAATTATAACTTTAACTTCAAGTTTGTTAAAGGGGTAATCAAATATAGCAAATAATAAGTCTTTATTTAACCAATACACATCCGTAGAGGCAACATGAATTTGACAAGAATTTGGTAAAAAGCTGTTATACCCAACAACGGCTATTAATTGCCCGTCTTTTTCTTGTCCAATACACGCTGTATTCTGCGGATAATCAAACTGCCCTGCCTCTGAAAGCCATTCTCTTAAATAAGATTGATTCTCAGTTGTAACGCAACGCATTACAGTACACCACCTGTTTCAAACACAATATCAGTAGATGCCCAATGTAAATCAACGCCCTGTGACGCAATAGACATTGAAATTCCACCTGAATATCCTATTCCAGTAACGCCTTGCCATTGTTTTTGTACATTATTGCCGCCTGACCAAACGCCAGTATCCCAAAGTGCAACATCCCATTTTGACCCATAAGGGGATAAAGGATTATAAGTAACTGATCCTGTAGGCGGTATGGGGTTAAAGTCGGTGCTAATACCCACTAATACAGTTGGTAATCCATTATCAGAAATAAAGATAGGTCTAGACATAGTAAAGCGTTTTAAGGTTGCTCTAGTGTCAAAATAGCTGTATGCCTGTTGAATTGTGGCGTTAATGTTTGAGCCAGCATCACTTGTAGTATCCCAAAAACGCCCTACATAACCGTTACCACCAAAGAAAATGTCAGCTTTTCCGTGTACTTCCCAGCAATTTGCTGAAATATTGGTGAAATTAGCCCAAGACTTAGTAATCGTGTGCATTACATATTGTTGAATACCGTCTGAAATTGGGACATTCAATATCAACATATTCTGACTAGCGTAGTAATTAACTTGCCAACCATAGTTGTCATAGTAGCTAGTTGCAGCATTAGACACGGCTTGATAAATCTTGTCCGTGATATTGACACGGGGGTCAAGACGGGAAGATTGCAAGGCAGAAGCTAGGGGTACGAGGCCATCTTGCGTTAGTAACAGTAAATCGCCTGCATACTTGAAAAAACAGCGTCTATTAAAGGTTTGACCTAGTTGCCATACGCCTTTTAACGCCCATGTAGTCGCAGAAGTAGGGTCTGTGCCGTTATAGACGATAACCTCGCCCATGTTAGTAACAAATACAGCGTAGTCATCTACACCTTGACCAGCATCAATAGTCCATGTTCCCATCGCTTGCAGAAAACCGCCATTACGGGCAATTCCACTTAAATCAAGTGCGTTTGCTGCACCGCCAATAGAATTGACATCCAAATACCATACCTTTAGCGTGTCTTTTTGGGTAAACCATAGGCGGTTTTTAAATAAATTGACATTAATAAAGGTTGAGGAATCTACTCCAGTAATACCAACAACACTATAAGTCCCGACTACAGTAGCGTTTGCCGCTGGGGTTGTAGCCATTGTGTAAGTAAAGACAGTTGGCGATACATAGGTAATAACATAGACACCGTTGTAGTCATTGGCCGTTGCGCCAGTAATAGTGACCCTGTTGCCTGTAATAAGACCGTGTGCAGAAGCTGTGGTTAAGGTAGCCGTAGTGCCTGAACGGGTAATACTACTAATTGTTTGAGCAGTCGTAGTCGTAGCGATTTTAAACCATGCACTATTGTCATAAATCATGGTTGGATCAGCACCATTACAGGCTACTAAAAAATGCCCCCCAGAATTTGAAATATTAATGTGCTGAAATTTAGAATTAGTAAGACCAGTAAATACTGAAGTTGCTACTGTTTGAGCAGTTGAATCATAAATAACGCCATTAGCTACCGCAAACAGCTTTTCAGCTGTTGGTGTGCTGTAATTCATCAGGGAATAGACTTGCCCTGTAATTCCTGTGGAATATTGGCTGTATCCGTACCTTAATTGAACATCAGAAGGCGTAGGGTACATATTGGTTAAAGTCACCGCATCTAAGGGTGACATCTCAGCAATTGAATCCCTAGCGTTCCAGCCGCCAATAGGGGCAGCCATTGAGGAAGTTGAAGCCCTGCGCTGTTGAGCCGCCATAATTAACTACCGTAGCCAGTATCGGGAATGTTTGCGTATCCAATAAGGACTGCGCTAGGTTGCGGAGCAAAGGACAGGTTAGCAGAACCCTTGTCGTTAGCTTTAGCGATGCTTAGATAGCGCATATAGTCCTGATTTAATGAAGTAGTATCAAAAGCTTTTACTTGAAAGTATTTAAGCTTGGTCGCTAATACGATAATGGTATTGTCTAAGACAGTTGTATCTGTATCGGCTTGAAAGCTATTTAATACTGCACCGCTTGAGCTTCTGACAAAGCCTTTAGAACGGTATTCAAATCCTAGATATTCTTGGGTATTGTAAGGCGGCCAAATCTGAAACTCACCACCTAAAATACGCCAGCGTACCCGTGGGCCTGTTGAAATATAGCCTGATTTGAGCCATTGCCATTGCTGTGCATCTACTGGGCCAAGCATCTGCCAATGTTTTGTCTTATCCCAATGGGTGTTATCTGTAATAGTTTCGTAATCAGGGGGTAAATCGTATATTGTTTTGCTAAATGTGACAGAACCGCCTGTAGAGGTAGCAGAAGCTAATTGAGTTGTAACTAAAGATGTTGAATTAGTAACCGTATCTACATAAGTGTCTTGAGGTATAGAAGTTCCAACGATTGAATAAGTGTTATCCAACCCTGTAGTGCTAGGAATATTGCTTAATACATAAGAACCATTTATGGTATTGCAAGTTGTAGTTATTGCTTCGGTGTAAAACCGATACTCTAATTCCAAAGCCTGCCAATCGTACTCCTTTACCAAATCATACCCAGCACGGTTCATCAAAGCCAAAATTTGTTGCACATCTTGACTTGTATTGCCAATAACATAGGAAGGAACAGGTAAATTCAGTTCAGCAGTGGTTTGCTGGACTAATTGGAGTAGATTGTATGACATATTTAGGCTTCCTCTGTGGCTACCGTTTTCGCTTTACGGGGTTTCTTTTCACCAACAGCGGCAAGTATAGTGGCCATCTGTTCTTGCATCAGGGCCATCTTCGCATCTGTATCTTGTTTCATTTTAGCAGTTTCTAGTTCCTTTTTGGCAAGTTCTTGTTTTAATTCGTTAATTTCTTGCTCTCGCTTGTCAGATTCTGCTGATGCTGTGGCTAGATTTAAAAATGCCTTTGCTTTATCTCTAAACGCATAAGGGGACATTCCTGCTGACATTCCCATACGCTGAAGTTGCTGATCTGAAGCATTAGCAATTGCGTCTACAGTATGGAATTTCATGCCCCGCAGTTCTTCCGCTTGGGATTTAGATACTAATGGCCATTCCGATAGGGGAGTGCCTTCATATCCTTGATCTTCTGAACCTAATTGGTTTTGGTATTTAGCCCAATGCAGCGGAAAGCGGTTTTTATGCTGTTCTAGGACATAAGTGTCAATTTCAGTAAGGGTATCGCCAGCTACACAAATATGGACAAAATCAAACTCTTTAAAGATTGGTCTGCCAGCTTCATTTGAAGCATCTTCTTGTTTTACGGCTTTTTTATAAAAGCGTACTTGTAACCGTGCATCTGCGCCCTGCTCATCTGATGGAAGTGCCATTTTTAAATCTCCTCAAGGTATTAAGGTAAAAAAGTTAAACAAAAAAAGGGCTACCCTTGTGAGGTAACCCTTCGTTTTTACTACAAATTACTATTAAACACTAGCCTTGCTAAACCAGCCATAATCGCCTGATGCCATAGACGCACCTGACAAGTATGTACCAGCAGAAGGTGTTGCTACAAAAGTAGATGCGTTAATTGTGCAAGTTGCTGTCGATGCTCCAATTGCTGCGCCTGCTTGGGCAAACACATAACGAAAGCCGTCAGAACCGAACACTTCAGCACCAGTAGGGCCAAAAGTTGCAATTGCTGTACCAGCAGAGTTAGGGTTTGTATTGGCTACGTTGCTTAAATCAACTCCAGCCAAAGGGGTAATGGTATATGCCATGATATATTTCCTTTCTAATCAATGGATTAAGATGTCAATACGCCTTGTAGGAATGAGTTGGAGCAAGTTAAATTGCCAGCCCAGCCATACAATTTGACGATTGCATCTTGGTTAATAGATTGACGCTCACCACCGATAGGAACGAAATTACGCTCTTTGTGTGGGCGGAAGAAAATGTAGTTTGTGTTTAGCAAATACATATATGTTGCTGTTTCTTGTGCGCCATAACCGCCACCCAAAATAACATCAGCAGACATACCGCCACCGTAGAATTTCAATGATGCAAAACCAGCAGCACCTTCTTCTACACCTGCAATACGCTGAATAGCCTGTAAAGACTGAACATAGTAAGAGTAGAAAGTGTTACCAGCAACGATTGTGTCTACTTTATCAGTACCACGAACCGATTTGATTGCAGCATCAGTCATCTTAGCTTGAATGTTAGCGTAACCAGTTACACCAGTAGTTGCTTGGTTCTGCCAGAAAGTCCAGTTAGCTCTCGAAATTCCCCCGTATGTACCGCTAGTTGGAGAAGTAGAAACTGCTGCTGCCAAACCAGTAATGTTTTTACCGCCATTACCTGTACCGTCACCATAGATGTCAGTAGAGATACGGTTTAACAAACGGGCTTCTGATACTTGCATACGACCATCTAACAAATCGATGATTGCTTCTTTGCTGCTGTTCTGCAACATTTCTAAACCACTCATTGTTACGCTATCAGCGTACTGAGTAATAGAGAATTGAGCCGCAGAGATAGGGCTATCAGGGGTGATGTTCAATACTTCGTAACCGCTGTATGAGTTAGCGTTATTTGTATTTGGATCGTTGTACATGATTTCTTGCAAAATCACATTACCGCCTGAGAACGGTTGAACATTTCCTTTAGCTTGTAAACGCTGTAGGATCGCATTGTTTTGTGTTAAGTTATCAGCCAATACTCCGCTACGACTTTGAATGGTGGTAGCGATAATATCGGTGATTGCTGAGTTAGCAAATGCCATGATATTTCCTTTATTAAGTTAAGTTAAACCCGACCACTCTCTGCTTCCGACAATTGAGCCAGTAACACAGAGCGTCTATCCTTTGCATCTGTCTTAGACACTTGCCCGCTAGGAGTAGAGGACTTCGGACTAACAGCAGTTGCTTTAGCTTTAGCTACTTGTTGTGCCTTAGATGCTTGGTTACCCGCTGATTTCAGGAGTTTGTCCTGTTCAAGCTTGTAAGCTTCATCGTTCATACGCACAGCTTTTGCATAAGCCGTTTCTAGATCGTTGGCTAAACCTCGCTCAAGTAATTGAGCCATATCTTCCCGAACCATCTCAAAGTGCGGAAACCGCTCTTTGTTGCTACTTACCCGACTGATTTCTGAAGTCAATCGCGCATTTTCTTCTTGATCCCGTATCGCTGACAGTTGCTGAACTTGTTGCTGGGTAGCTTGAAGTTGCTGCATTAACTGTTGTTGATAAGGGTCTACATACGCCTGTTCAGGTGCTTGTAGTGCATCTTGATTTAATTGTATTCCATAATCCGCTGCAAGTCTATGAAACATCTGCACTTTTTGGTCATACGGTGCTTTTGTCAGCATCATGTGAGCACGGCCAAGATTATTAATCCAAGCTACGGGATGGATTCCTTGTTGCTGCAATTCAGGAACGAATGGCCCAATAGCCTGTGTTAATTGCCTTGCATTGTCAGCTTCTGCCTTATAAGCGGATACGCCACGCTTGTATTCGGCTTCACGCTGGTTGGCATATTCAGCAAACTTGGTAAATTCTTCTTTCTTTAAAGGTTCACCTTTTTCCATTTTGTTCCAAACTTCTACATACTCTTTTTTCCATGTAGTAGGTCTTTGAGCTTTAACTTCTTCTTCAGGCTCATTACTAACTTCTGCCACAGGCTCGGATTCCTCAACGGGATCGTCTTGGCTACTGGTTTCCTCGGACTTAGACTTGAAACGACCCTTTTCGTCACGATCATTGCTTTCTTCTTCTTCTCTTGAATTTTCGGCTTGGATAGGGTCATCATTTACTTCTATTTCCTTTTCGACAGGGGCTTCTAAAGTACCTTCTTCGGCTTGTTCTAAAGCTGCTTCTAACACTTCTCTACGGTCATCGCTCATTTAATGCTCCTATCTGTAATTAAGTTTTTGGTAGGTAATTTCGGCTATTTGACGCTTTCGGGCTTCATTTTCTCTAGTGTTAAATTCCATCTTTTTGTGCTCCGTAGGGACATCATTGCCTATTTCGACACATCCGTTGCGCTTGAGGTTTTCCCGATGCTTAGAACGGCTATCAATCCATGAGCCATCAGCCATAGATATATGGCCTTCAATGTCAGAAATAATCGTGGGTGCTACCCTAGACTTCATAGCGACCTTATCTAACCAAGATGCTTTGGCTGCTTCCTCGCCAATTGTCGGTGTCCACCACTCAAGGAAAAACTCCTCATCTGATTGTTTAGCTTTGACATGGTTGCTTTCGCTCCATCCGCAATTAGGGCAGGCCATTACATTCTCCTTATAAGGTCGGGGATTTGGTCATATTCATTAGGTCGCAAACACACTACGCTGTCATACCATTTAGCGTTTTTCCACCGCCAGCAGACAAATTCTTCTTTGGGTAGCAAAACAATGGTTTTAACGCCCAAAGCACCTGCTAAATGGGCAGTTCCCGTATCTACAGTTACGATTCCCTTCATTGCCTTCATGTGGGCAGCGGTTTGTACCCAATTTTTCTTCCATCCGTCATCAGGAAGTGGGTGAAACAAGCCATCAGAGTTAGGATTTAAGCTATAAGCATCATCCCCGACCATTTCAGCCATGTGTTCGTGAGCAATAGACTTGATGTAGTACAAAGTTTGCTTAGATGCTTCCCAATTTACCCCGATCTTAGATGGAATATTGCTTGGAATAGCGTGTAAATAACCTTCAGAACCGACTATTTTGTTTTTTGTTACTGGAAACAAGGATTTAACAAGGGGGTGCATTAAAGAAATGTAATAAGGAAGCGACATTGAGCCGATCCAGTAGTCAGATTCATTGGAAATACCCTCTAATCCGTTGCTAAACACATCTACAGCGTGAATTTGACCTAATAAGTGGTGCAATGTACCTTCTTGCAAAACAACAACTTTAGATGCCCCTAAAGCCTTTAAAGCAGGTAAGAATCTAGCAAACATAAGAATGTCACCAAAGCCTTGCTCCATCTGTACGGTGATCGATTTACCTAATAAGGATTCCCCTCTCCATACAGGCATTTTTAAAGAAGGTGCATAAGGAACGGCTTGCTGGGCAACAATGTCAGGATGCCATCGGTATTCAAACAATCTAAAGCCAGCTTCGTATCTGCCAGCGTGTAGGTGTTCGTAGGCTAGTTTGTACTGTGCATCTGCGCTTAATGTAGAAGTATTAATACGGATTCCTCATCGTCTAGTTCCTCTAGGCGTTTGGCTTCCATATATATCAGTTGCTCTTGTATAAGAGTTTGCTGTTTTCTGTAAGCTACTGCCGCAAGGATGTTGTCCTTTTGTCTTTCAAGGTAGCTTATAGACCGTTGTAAATCTTCTGTTGCAGCTAACGGTATATCAGCTTTAACCTCTTGTTTTGATTGTACTTTAGTTTGCTTAACTTTTGCAACAGGCGATACTAGATCACGAATACTTTGCTTACGGGCAAAGTTGTCATCTTTAATAGCCTTTTCTAAAAGGCGTTGGCGAGCCTCAATTTTCTTGGTAAGTCTTTGTGCTCGTAGCCATTCTTCTTTTGTCCAGCCATCGCCACCCGTTTGCCCTGTAGGGGTCGGTGCTACATATACCTGAAAAGCATTATTTTGAAACGCATTGGCTTGAAAAGCTATAGCCATTAGAAGTCGGCCTTTATCCAAGAAAGAGTTAATTCATCCCATTTATAAGATTGACCATCAGTAGGCATTAATGTAGGTGATTCCCACAAATAAGTATCTTGATTTAGTGTCCAGCTTGGATAGGGTTGCGAAGGTGCAAAGCCTGTGCCATCCCATGTGTATCCAATGCCAGCATAATTTTTGTTTAATGCTACACCGCCATCAGGCTGACCGTCTTGACCATAATGAACCCCACCTCTTGTATTGTAAGAAGTCTGAATCCAGTCATGACCAACCACACCGCTATCAATAAAGTCTTGTTCAGCAACAATGACTTGTGTAACGATTCCGTTTTCTACTTTTGCAAAATGGCTCATCCTGTATATGTTCCTGATGATGTATATTTAAGAATTGTATTACTGCCTGATGTAGTTACAGTTGGTGATCCTGTGGTTGTGCCTGAATATTTTGAAGTTGGTATTGAAAGAATAACTACGCCTGAACCACCAGTACCACCAGCTTGATAATCTGCGGCAGTATCGCTTCCTCGCATTGCTGAACCGCCACCACCGCCAGTATTGGAAGTTCCAGCACTACCAGCACTTCCTGTTGGTGTGCTATATGCTCCAGCATTTCCACCGCCCCCAGTACCACCTGTTCCAACTGTGTATGGGCCACCAAAGTAATAAACACCACCGCCACCACCACCAGCATAAGTTACTGAAGAACCAGTAATTGATGATGAACTTCCAACTCCACCATCGCCACCAACAGATGCAGTTCCATTAGAGCCTGTTGCACCGCCACCGCCGCCACCGCCGCTTCCGTAAGCACTACCAGCTACAGAAGAACCACCATTGTTACCTTGTGATGGGCTTGTAGATGGAGTATTTCCTGATCCAATAGTTAGACCATAAGCAGAGCCACCCCCTGAACCGCCATTTCCACCAGCACCAGTTCCAGTACCACCAGCTTGTCCAACAGTTCCACCTCTACCACCTGCCGTGGAAGTTATAGAAGAAAAAACAGAATCATTGCCAATAGAACCTTGTGTTTGAATTGTGGCAACACCACCAGCACCACCAGCACCAATAGTAATGGTATAAACCGTTCCAATACCAAGAACAAATCCTGAGCCAGTTCTAATTCCGCCACCACCGCCGCCACCACCAAAAGCAGAAGGGCCACCACCACCGCCAGCGACCACTAAATAATCAACAGAATATGGCGATTTACCGCCAACAAATAATGACTGCATGATTGTCATGTTAAGTCAATCCTGATCCAGTAATTACGGCATTGCTTGCGCTGATATAAACAATGGTTGCCAATCCATAAAGACCTAATGTTCTATTACCTGTGGATGAAGCCGTTTGACCAGCCCATTGCAATGTAACGCCTGTTCCTTGGGTAATAGTTTGGCTTGACGCTGAATTGTTATAAATTGAAACAATGTTTCCGGCTGACATAACGCTATTGTTTACTGTTACGCCACCAGTAGTAATTGAAATTGTTTTTCCAGCATCAGAGGCTACTAATACATAAGCCGCAGTTTGGCTATTAATTGTTGTGCCAGTTGCATTAAATGTAATAGCGGCAGAACCGTTATAAGTAGCTGTTGCGGTTAAACCAGTTCCAGCAGTTAAAGCATTTGTTACAGAACCAGCAGAACCAGTTGTATTTTGATTAAGAGTGGGGAAATCAGCCGCAACCGCAATAGTCAAAGCACCAGTTGTAGTTGTGCTTTTTAATATACCTGTGGTTAAAGCTGAAGTTCCAGCAGAATAATCAGTTCC